GATCTTCCTGACCTTTAACCCGACCGCTAAGAACCACTGGATCTTCCGTCGCTTCTACTTACCTGATGGTACCCCTAATCCCAAGTGGACTGGAGATCATTGTTATCTGCATACCACTTACAAGGACAATGCCCACAATCTAGATCCTAAAAAAATGGAAGAATGGGAAAGGTTAAAAGACACTGATCCTGATTACTATGCGCACCACATTCTAGGTCAGTGGCGAGACATTAACGATGGACAAGTGTTTACCCATTGGCAATGGCAATATGATCCAGATCCGGAAGCTGAGGTTATCTATGGTGTGGATTTTGGCTTTGCCCGCGATCCCTCAGCTGTGATTAAGGTCTCTAAGAAAGGTCGTAGGTTATGGTTGCAAGAAGTGATTTACCAGACTGGTCTGATCAATGAGGATCTGGCCAGGTTGATGCAACAGCGTGGCATTCCGAGTAATGCTACGATCATTGCGGACTCGGCTGAGCCTAAGAGTATCGAGACTTTGCGACGTTTGGGCTTCCGCAATATTCGTCCAGCTGTCAAAGGACCAGACAGTATTCGGAACGGCATTGATGCCATCCGTTCGTATGAGGTATATGCAGATCCAGTCTGTTTTAATCTGCGAGTGGAATACGATAACTACTCCTATCGCACGGGCACTGACAAACCGATAGATGATTGGTGTCACCTCATGGATGCTATCCGTTATGCAGTCGGCACAGGCATGCAAATCGGTTCGAGTTCGGGCTATGTACTGGTTGGAGCTAGACATAAGTCTAAAGAGTTTGATCTGTTGGGGTTCTAAATAAAAATGCCAGGTGGGTCAAGCCTGGCGATAGAATCAATATAAACAAAAGTTATGCGACCCGTTATCTTATGGATGTAACCAATAATGTCCGTTTTTCGGGAGCGAGATCCAACCTTGATCTGCCTTGTAAAGTTCCCAATAACCGTTTTTAACGCGCCTGGCCTGTCGGCCAGCTAATCTTCTTATTCGAGTACCGGTCATAAACGTTAATCCTGCATCCGTAGCTGTGGCAAAACGCACTAACCCAGATACTAACATTCTTTTCAAATCGCGTTCAGTCACGGGCTTTAAATTAAGTCGTTCCCAATCTAGATTACTTTTTAACTTTTCCACCTGGTGTTGATTTAACTATTTCGTAATATCCCATAACAAATTATTTAGAAATCTCCACAATGTAGATTGCATACGTTATTGGACCAGTAGTAATCCAAGAAACAAGAAAGGCAAGTACTGCTTCCACCTTATTGCGAGTTGTAGGTTTATCTTCTACCGATTTAACATAGACTGGTTTAAGTATTTTAAATTCCTTAAAACCACTTTTGTATCTAGCATCTGGTGCTTTGTGATCGTGCCACTTCATATTATAAAAGTGCATTTGTGTGTTGCTTACAAAAGTGGTAAGCAATCGCACAGTGGCAAACCACACGTTTAAAAATGGAAAGATTAGAAAACCAATCCAACCATACCAGGCAATAGTATACTTGCGCCAGTTACGGTCGTAAGTGATCTCCACATCATCTTCAGCATAACCGAATTGTGAGTAACATCCTGTCCCAGTAGAAGATTTAACCGGAACTGGTTTTGGAGTAAGTAGTGCAGTGGCTGCAGTGCGACCCACAGTGAAACCGAAGCCGCGAACGATAGAACTTGTTAAATTGCTCATTGTTATTTTTTTTAATTAGTTTAAAATTACTGGAGTGATAAATTTACGATGCCACCAAATGCGATCCCAACCGTGATGCGCTTCTATTTTTCGACAGCTTTCTTCGAATCTTGCTAAACACTCGTCGAAGATTTGGGGATGTACTTTTTTAATTTCGCTAAGCAGATCTTGCATATCTGCTTTGTCATTAACATAATTAGACCAAACGTGTAGTCTCATTAACTGTTCGTCAGTTAACATCTTAAAGAATAATTTCCAAAATGCTTTTCTCATGATTATTGATTTAAAATGATTAATCTAGAATTCTTACTATGTTAGAAGATTTATATTTTTCGGCGTAGGAATAAACAAGATCCTTGATAAAATAGAAAGGAAAATTATTAACACCTTCGGATGCATCAAGCATCATGGAGATTAGTAATCTTTCCGGTTCAGTTATATTATAAGATTTGTCTGCCCAATCCAAATGTGCATCTGGTCTATAATTAATAGCTAAAATAATACTATTATGCTTGTAAAAAATTTGTAGCAATGCATTGTATTTGTTTTTAGACTTTGTCACAGAATCTATTAGATTACGATTATTAATCATAACTAAACGTAACTTTTTATTACGAGAAGTAATGCTTCCGTCGAAAAAAGGTTTACCTTCTGTACAAATAGTTAAATCGACATTAAATTTCATTACACTTAAAGAATGTTCCCATTCTTTTTCGATTTGACTATTAATAGAATTAAAATAATCTTTTAATTCCTGATCGCTGTTAATTGGTTCTATTTTAACCATAATATTTTATTTTTTGATTATGCAGTAAAATTAAGGTATACTTGCGAGAAAGAAAAATGCGATTAAATTGCTTTTCTAAATTTAGGATCTTCAATATCAATAATCCATTCCATTCTGTGTAGGAATTCCATGTTATGTGGAGTAGTATCTAGGGAAGACACAAAGTGTTTGCAGACTGATAATTCTTCAAATTCGTCCATTTTAATTTTAGGAAATTTAGAATAAAATGCTATAATTGGTGCATTAGTAAATTGCTCCCAAAATAAACGACTGCTAGTTACATTTCCTGGATCATATCCAAGTTTATGTTTTTTAACAATTTCTTTAGCACGAACAATACAAGATCTAGTATAATCTCTAGTGATAATACAATTAGATCCATTTTCGCTTTTATCCTGTATTTCAACTTCTGTAAATTCTTTATCGAAATAAGGATTCTTAAATAATTCTTTAATTGTCATAACATTTGTTTTTTTGATTATGGACCAAATGTATGACTTCTCTACGAAATAAAAAAATGTTTTAGGAAATTTCTTCTGCGGCTAACATAAATGCTTCTGCGCTAAAGAAAGCCCAGCGGAGTTCCCAACAGTTTTTAGGAGCATGCTGGTAAGTGTAAGTTAGAGAGTTAACCCATCGGGTACAATCTGTGCGATGGGATAGATCCCATTCAGGATCGCTATGGAATTGCTCCATGTATTTTGTGACCTGGGATTCTGAAGCAAGAATGGTTAAGGCTTTAGAGATTTTCCTTTTTTCTTCTTTATCGAATCCTCTATACCAAGAAGATATGGTCAGACTGCGTAAAGCCCAACCTGGATATTTTAAAATGTCTTGTTCGTGGGGTGGGACTAATCGCCATCCTCTTTGGATTTCCCCATAGTTACCAATCAGATAATCTAAAACCCGGTCGATCCAATCATTGGTTCGGACCGAAACTGGGTCTTTTTGTATGGTGTTACTATCCAAATTTAGGTCCATCGGCAGAGTCTAGTATTTTTTGGGCAGCATCTTGGCCTCCTTTTCTAAATAGGGTTTCGTAATTCTGAGCAATAAAATCCCCAGTGGAACCGTGTGCTACGTCTTGCGGGAGCGCCCTCACAGATTTTGCCCGCATTGCTGCTGCTTCTGCTCGCTGTTTCATTTGCTCGTTAAACTGTTCTTGGAGTTCTCCCATTAACTTTTTGTGTTTAGCCTGGAGTTCTGCATTGCGTTTTTGCACCTTCTTGCGGTGCTCTTTAGCTTTTTTTCCCATAAATCATCTGCATTTTGTGTGTCATATATACTCATAGTTATAATAGTCTAAAATATGGCATCTGGTCCGCTATCATCCTTCAAATCCGTAGTTGAGTATCTGAGAACTCTTTCCTTATCCCATGTGAATGTCAAACAATTCACTTTCGGTCAATTAAGCGATCTGGACATTGAAACTAACACACAGTATCCTGTCAAGTATCCTTTAGTGATGCTCATTCCACGTCGAGCGGACATAGATGTTGGGGGTAAGGTAGAGTTTTCGTTTGCATTAAGTGTACAAGATATTACCACTTTAGATCTGGATGTAAAAGAAGATCAGTTGAATACCACGTTTATGATCTTACAAGATCTATTGTCTAGAATCCGTCAAACAACTTGGGACGAAGTAGATGTTTATTTAGAAACACCGGTTGTGTGTAGACCTTTTGTTGAAAGTTTTAATAACACGCTAACTGGTTGGTCTGCAGAAGTAGTATTCGAAGTGAAGAATCCATTTAATAATTGTGACGCAGCATTTACTAGTTAACAATGAGAGATCCTAAACTAACCCAAGCATATAATCGAATAGCAAGAAAGTTAGAAGCTATTCTAAAATCGCAAGCTCCGGTCGGACAAACAGGTTCTCTTAAAGAACAAACTCAAGTTACTGTTAACGATAATGGATTTCGCATACAAACAGTTGACTATGGTTTCTTTCTACATTTTGGAACTGAAGAAGAAACTAGCGGTTTAACTTTCGAACAAACTCTTCTTAAACAATACAATCTTAAACCAGGAGTAGGAGATGGAGGTATTAAACCTAGATTCTGGATGAGTTTTGGACAAACTCAATGGATGCAAATTTTAGATGAAATAGAAAAAGAAGAGGGTAAAGCATTTGCTAATTTACTTGCTGCTCAATTAGGCAATCAAATAGGATCCACAGTTAAAGTTAAAACAAAATAAACATGGCGATAACATTTAAGGTAGAAGAAAAAAAGTACGAAATTAAAGACTTAACAATTCGAAATTATTATGACATTAAAACCAATTTAATTGTTAATAATTTAGAAGATAAGTATTTTTTATTTAATAAATTAAGCGATTGTCCCATAGAAGAAATCCAAAAAATTCCTGGCGAATATTGGTTAGAACTTTGGGCACAATTAGAGGTCATGGTAACAAATAGTTTATTAAAAGATCTAAATGTGGTTAACAAGTTTACTTATAACGGAGTAAAATATGGTCTAGTAAATTTTGACGAAATGAGTATTGGAGAGTTTGCAGACTTAGATGTTATTCTAGGATCACAACAAGCAGATTCAAAAATCCATGAAGTATTAGCTATCTTATATCGTCCTATTACTAAAACCACTTTATTCAGTTATGAAATAGAACCATACGAATTTAAAAGTTATAAAGAAAGAATACAAACATTTTTAGATCTACCTGTTAAATACGCAAAATCCGCTATTAGTTTTTTTTTGTGTTTCGGACTAGCATCAGCAGGTCTTACTCAGACTTATTTAACCCTGCCGAAGAAAAAACAGAGACAAATGATAAAGGAAGCGCAAGAAACCCTTCTATATACTGGTACGAAACCCTCATTAATCTGGCAGATCAAAACCCTTTGGAACTCGACAGAGCAACCCGACTCGGTGTACGAGAATCTTTTAACTTCCTTGTATGGAAGTATAACGAGATTAGAAGAAATGAACAAGAAAGCAGCACAAGAGTTAGAAAAATATAATAGTGTAGGATGATTACACAAGTAAACTTTAGACCAAAATTTTATTCTCCAGGATACAATCCTATTATTTGGTCTGTGACTAGTGATAAAGCACAACTCACAACAATCTTTGATTTTTCATACGTGTTCGATGTTTACGTCGATGGTGTTTACATTAATCGTTTTATTCAACGACCTAATCCTGCTGGTGCAGGTATGCTCGATGTAAGTTCGATGGTAGATCCATATTTAGAAATTGGAGACTTTGCTAATGAAGTAGGTGTGCCTAGTTCACAACCTTGGAAAATGGGAGTTAATGCAGTTTGCAATATAAAGGTTTATGCAGGAGAACAATATCGTACTGTTATTGGTGGAGCGATTCAAGTTTATGAAGGTATTACAAACGATCCGGGTAATCCTGCTTATCCATTAGGTTCACAAACTTTTTATGATGTTTTAGATCCAACAGATGACAACGATATTCTTCCGGTTATTTGTTTACCAGCTTCTTTAAATTGGCAAGAACAGCAAGCACATTTGCAAGTGCAAATGCCAACTGTACAAGATCCTACAACAGTCAGTCTTGGTAACTATTATGGAATTTTTGGTTACATGGCACCTTATGTGTTAAAAAATAATTCCATTCTTCCTCCATCTACTTGTGGTGGTCCAGGACTTTTTCTTTCTGAAGCACCGAGATCCATTACTGGAGGTGCTTGGCAAACCACTTCTGCTTCTCCTAGTTATAATATTTCAGCAGAAGCTTTAGATTATGATCGTTACGCTGTTACATTTTTAAATCGTAATCCAGTGTATGAAACATACGGAACTGGAAGTTTATTACAATCGACAGCACCTAAAGTTGCTTGGTTTAATTTCTATTCTGCAACTGGTTATATTGGAGAACACATAGTTGGAAACTACGAAGTAGATAATAACGATAATCCACTTGGTGGAGGTCCTAGATATTCTTGCGGTGATTCTATTACAACAAGCGGTACTGGTTCTTATTCTACTTTAATTAATAAAGAATTTTTATCACTAAGAGTTGGCCCAAAAGATTTAGACGATCAAGGAATATTTACAAGTTTAGGACAAATCCCAGAATACTACACAGTCCAACTTTTCGATCAGTTAAACGTTACTGGAAGTTGTGGTTACACAGGTTCACCAACAGTTTCTGTTTCTGAAATATTAACTATTGATATTGTTGAAGATTGTTACTCTACCTTGTATCCTCGTGCAAGAGTAGTATGGTTAAATTCCTTAGGTGGTAGAGACTATTGGAATTTTACAATGAAGGCAGAAGAAACTGTAGATTCTACTGGACAAGATTTTTATCAAACAGAAGTTGATTGGAGTTCTACTACCCCAGTAGTTCTGTCTAACGACACGACACAGAATTGGTTAAAGGGTGGTATAAGACAATACAACAAAGCGGTAAAAAGAAAGTGGCAAATCACTTCTGATTTTTTAACCCAAGAACAAGTGGAATTTTTAAAAGGAATTGTCATGAGTCCACAGACTTGGGTTTACATCGGACAAGAAGATTTCCCATATACTTGTAAAGTAAGCGAACAATCTTACACAGTTAAAACTATTAAACAAGTAAAACTATTCACTGCTAATTTCACTCTAGAATTTAGTACAGAACAGTCAATGCAAAATATTTAATATGAGAGCGCAACCGCAGTTATTTGTTAGAAGATACGAAGATGCAAACGATCCAACTGCTTGGACTCTTTTAGATCTTTATGATACAGATCCCATTAAAATGAATTTAAGGGTTCAAGATGTCATGGAACCTACTATTGCTGCAGCTTCATATTCTCAAACTTTTAGGATTCCACATTCTTCTAGTAATGGTAAATTCTTTCAGCAAGCTTTTAATGTAAATCAGACACTATTTGATCCTGCAAAAAAAGCACAAGCTTATATTAATAACGAAGGACAACTTTGGATGATGGGAGTTATCCAACTAATGAATGTGTTTCGTGTAGATGTCACAAGTAGTATTGAATATGAAATTGCATTTATTAGTGAACTGTCCGACTTTGCTACTCAAATTGGTTTAAGTCCAGTTGGTGAAACAGGTACTTCACAGGGTGGATTTTTAACAGACTTAAATCTTTCTAAATACAATCACCAACTTAACTACAGTAACATTATAACTTCTTGGACACAAGGATTAGGTGGAACAGGTGGAGAGCCTGGTGATATTGTTTATCCGTTAATCGAATGGGGATACAACTACACAGGATCTGGTAATGTTACTTTTCCAATTATTCCAACTCTTGCTACTACAGGAGCATCAGGAAGCACAGGATCTAAACCGTTTTGTAATTCTAGTTTTCCTTTACTACAAGGACAAATGAAACCTGCATTAAGGGTAAAAGCAATTTGGGATGCAATTTTTGCCAGAACCGAATACACTTATGAATCAGAATACATTCAAGGTAATTCTTATGTTAGTCCTAGTGGTGTGACTGGATCTCCTAATTATGGAGATGAGTTTAGAGATTTGTATATTATTTCTGACAAATACGCTAGAGCCACTTTGTATGAATCAGGAGAAACTGGTGGGACTGGTCCAATTCAAAACGTAGGAGCTAAACTTGTTACTAATTATTTTTATGCTAGTCCAGACAGTACAAATCCATTAGTAAATAGAATTCCTTATTTGAATCCTATTTATGATTTAGGTTCTAATTTTAATACCTCTTCGCAGATTTTTACTATTACTGTTCCGGGACAATATACTTTTGAATTAACTGGTGCTTATCAATTAGAATATGGCAGTCTTCCAACTGGATCTGAATACTTTGTTTTTTCTTTAAAAACTGATGCTGGATATACCACTTATAATTTTGGTGTAGATAATTTTACTGCTGGTCAGGCATTTGGAAATGTTACTGTTCCAGTTACTTATACTTTTAATGTTGGAGACACCTTCCAATTTTATGGATCTGTTGTTGGAGGATCAAATATACAAACAGTATATTTTACATCTTTACAAATTACCACAACAGCTATACCCCCCGGAGACACTTTCGATGTAAAAGCAATTTTACCAGATAATATAAAACAAATAGATTTTATTAAATCTATTACAGAAAAATTTAAGTTAGTATTTGAACCAAGTAAAACTAAACCAAAACATTTTATAATTACTCCTTGGAAAGATTGGATAAAACAAGGGACAGTTAAAGATTGGACTAACAAACTGAATGATAAAAATTCTTACAAGTTAACCCCTTTATTTCAATCACAACCTCGTTTCATGACCTTTAAAGATCAGGAGGATTCAGATTATATTAACTATAACTATCAACAAGCGCGTAAGCAAGTTTATGGTCAGTTAAATCAAGATTCTCAAATAGAGATTATCAAAGGTAGTAAAGACGTACAGGGAATTTTTGCTCCTTTACAAATTGCACCGATTGGTTATGGTGCTGGTGCTGCCACTGGTGATGTTCTTGCAGCAGAAACATTTTTAGTTCCTCATATTGCAAAAGACGTTCCTAGTAACGAAGGACCAGGAAAGCGTGAACCTATCCAACCTAAATTAAGACTTGCTTGGTATAATAAATTATGTGGTCAAACAGGACCTGGACCGGGGGCAACAGTTTCAAAACCTTGGTATTTAAAAGATGATACTGGAACTGCACAAATACAGTATCAAGTTCCATTAATGAGTGGTTATTATCCACACCCTTGGAGTTCTTCTAACTATTTATTAGATTGGGGTATTTCTACACCTAGTTGGAATCCGGGACTTACTGGCAATCCTTCTGGAGTAACTAATTTAACTAACTTCCAAAGATTTTGGAGCGATTGGTATAATTCAACTTATGGTCAAATTACTGATGTAACTTTACCTAATGGTCAAAGAATTCAAGCAAGAGATTACGCTTACATTTTTGAAGGTGAATTTATACTTGATTATAAAGACATTATTGACTTAAGATTTAATGATTTAATTTGGATTAAAGATTCTTATTACATAATTAATTCAATAGATGATTATGTAGTTGGACAAAAATCTCCATGTAAAGTTGTTCTTTTTAAAATTAACAATATTGGATTTAATATTCCATCTCCAAATTTACCAGTCGATAATATTTGTTATTCTGCAGAAACACTTTGCGATGCAGTTTGCTGTCAACTAATTAGTCCAATTAGTGTAATATTTGTTCCGGATCCTCTAGACATTGTAGTAGGAACTAGATTTTTTCTAAACGCTGCTGGATCTATTTATGCACCAGCAGGATTTTATTCAGATGGCACTTATGTTTACACAGTAGATGTAAATGCCCAAGTAACTGATATTGACACTATAGGGGTTTCTCCTGCATTGTGTAGTTGTATTCCTGATTTAGATCCTTTAGAACTTTGTTACTACGGAGCAACTGGAGATGCATGTTTAGCTTGTTGTTGCCAAGGAACCACAGGAGAATTTTGGATGGAAGATAATGATCCTGCAACTTGGTTTAACAACAATGTTATTTACGCTAATTCTACTGGTTCTGCTTATCCACCAAATGGTTGGTATGCTTATGACAATTCAGATTACGTTTATCTTAACAATGGAATTAGAACACAATCAGGATCTTGTAGTTCTTGTAACTGTTTAATTTATGATCTAACTCAATTTACTGGTTGTACAGGATCTACTCTTTGCGATGCAGCATGTTGTGTTAATTCTCTTAACTATAATTTCTTTGCAAATTCAGATGATCTAAACACTGCAACTTTCTTATTTTCTGATCAATCTGGAACACCAGTTCCAAATGGTTGGTATTATAATGGCTTAGCAGCAGTGCAAGTTTCTGGCGGAACAGGAGCAGTAGCAGCAACTGGTAGTCCAGCATCTTGCGAACCTTGTGCTAATGAGACATTAGATGTTTATTTTGATTTTGTGTCTAACGTAAATGGTACAGGTTCTTTTGTTATACAGCGTTCTTTCAATGGTGTAAGCTTTATGCCTGAAAGCACAAAAGATCTTTCTACTATTCCTGCTGGTACAACATTTAGTTACACAGGTGCAGTGGCAACAGGAACTTTTGTTAGAGGTACACTTGTTTATGGATCAGCTCATGACACTGGAAATTTCTCAACTAAAATAGAAGGTGGTGCTACATTAAATTCCCAAAACACAGTTAGATTTAGCACTTACAGTTACACACCTGGTAGTCCAACTACTGGAGGTAATGAATATAGATTCTCTGTTAACTTAACAGGTACTATTTACGACTGTGGATTAACTGGTGGTACTGCTTGGAAATGTACTCCACCATCTTGTAATATTACAGGAGGCACAGGTGGTAATTCAGTTTACGTTTATGATAACAATATAGAAGTTTGTTGCGATCCACTTTATATTTACGATCAAGGTGTTGCAAGAATTGAAGATGACACTGAAGTATTTATAAACGGTAATTGCACTGGCGCAACGGGCGTTTGTTATGAATGTAGCGATTTTGTTTCTGGATCTTACGATGGTAACGCTTATCACATTTATGAAAATTATTTTATTTGTAACGATTTAGATGCTGGAACGATTCAATTTAATTGGTTTGCTTTAGATAGACCAAATAGATTTAATTTATACGATTCTTCAGGTTTGCTTGCAACATCAGGTTGGGTTGGTACTGCAGCTTATCCAGGTCCTTGGGGTGCCTCACTAAGTACTGCTAGTAGCGGTACAATAGGAGTTCCTTATGTTAATAATATGTACTTAGAAGTAGAAGCAGGACCTGCAAGTCCAACCTCACCTATTTCAGATGCATGGCAAGGTACATTCCTTTGTTCTACTTCTTGTTTCCAATATTTTAACGAACAATCTTTTAGTTGGACAGGAGATTGGCAAGATTGTAACGGTGATTGGCATTACGCAGAAACAATAGAACCTTATGGTTCGGTTTGCGCAAGATTCGGTACACCATTTACAATATCAGGAGTAAATTTAGTACAATCATTCTCATGTATTTCATAAAAAATAAAATATGCCTACGATAGCAGTTAACATAAATTTAAGTTCGATTGGAACAGATGCTGGACCTTTTACAATTTCAGATAACGTATTGGGTGTATTAGCAAGTGGTATTCCGCGTACTTCTTTATTGGCAAATTACGTAGTGAATGCTGATACTACTGCTACACAAATCACGGTAACTTCTACTGGTGTGTGTACAAGTACAATTACTATTCCTATCGATTTTCATCCATGTGGGGAGGCACCTCCACCGCCGCCTACTCCGCCTACTCCACCACCGCCACCACCTCCACCTCCACCTGAGGATTGTAAAGAGGACGTGGTAATTAATGTGACTGATACAGGTTACATAAAGTACTATAATTGTGATACTGAAACTACAGAATATCAATTTATTTCAAGTACAGGTAATGCGACTTTAACTAATTGCTTAAATACCACTACATTATTACCTGGATTTCCTTTGGCAGATATTGCAAGTTTTACAGTTGTTAGTACTGGAGTTGCTTGTGGTACACCACCACCAACGCCTCCAACGCCGCCTCCACCTACTCCACCGCCAAGTTTCTATACAATAGAATTAAGAATGAATGGCATGGTAGATAGAAATGGTTCGTTTATCCTATACCAATCACCAGATAATAGTACCTGGACACAAGTTGTAGAATTAACAACAATCGGTAATGAAGTAGCAATACAATCATTTAATGCAACACCGGGTTATTATTACTATTATGATGTGGCAAAAACATTAGGCGGATCTGCTTTCGCTAATGCTTATAATACGGTTTTAGCTAGTGACTTTAGTCCAGGACCAATCGAAGGAGTATATTGCGGAAGTAATACAGTGACATTCCCGTCGTTTCAGTTACCTGATCCTTACCAATCTAAAATTTACATAAGTTTTAACGGCACATTAGATGGTGGATGTTTATAAAATAATTTTAAAAAATGGCACAAAAAATTTCAGTAGAAGTAGACGTTAACACCAAAGAAGTAAAATTTGCTGGTGGTGAGGTTACGAGACTTGCACAACAGGTAAGAGTTTTAACTGAAGAGTTAAATAGAATGCAAGCAGCTGGTCAGGTTGGTTCTGAAAAGTATCAAATTTTAGTTGAAAAATTAAATGATACTAAAGATGCAATGGATCGTACCAAATTGGCTGCGGGAGAAATTTATGGTACTTTATCTGCTATTCCAGGACCTATTGGAGAAATTAGTAGTAAACTAAACACCACTATTGATTCTTTTAAATTACTTGGATCGTTAAAAACTACTGAATTACGTGCACAGTTTACTGGGTTATTAAAAGATGTAAAAGAAGCAGGTTCAGGATTTTTAAACTTTATTGGTTATAATAAAGTATACGAAAAAGTTTTATTAAGTATTTCTCAAGCAGAAAGAGTAAAAGTTGCAGCCCAAAAAGCTGCAGAAGCTGCACAAGAAGGTGTAACTAAAACTACTAAAGCTGCAGATGCTAGTAATAAAGCATTAGCTACTTCAACTGCTAATGCTGCTGTTGCAACTAATGCACAAGGAACAGCATCTAAAACTACTACAGGAGCAATTACAACACAAACTGTTGTTACTACCGGAGCAACAATAGCTACAAGAATATTTGCAGCTGCTTTAGCAGCTCTTCCTTTTGTTGGTCTTGCAATTGCTATCAGCGCAGTAGTTGGATACATTACCGATTATATTTCAAAGACAGAAGAAGCCACTACAGAAACTGATAAGTTAAATGCAGCTATTTCAGAAACCAAAAGAAAAGAAGATCTTGCTGCTCAGGAAAGAGAAAGAAAAAACAAGTTAAGAATTTCCGAATTAAAAAAGCGAGGAGCATCCGAAGAAGAGATTTTTAAACAACTAGAAAGTGATGCTTTTATTGCAAGAAAAAGAACAGAACAAGATATTTTAAAAAGACAACAAGAATTTGATAAAGCAAAATTAAATTATCAAGTTTTATCAAATACAAAATCAAAAGAAGAAGACATTAAAGCAGCAAGAGAATTAAAAAATGAAACAGAAAAAGCACTTCAAGATGCTAAAACTGCAGATGCAGATGCACTAATAGCATTAAGAGAATTAAGAGCTGACTACTTTAACAAACAATTAGAAAAACAAGAAGAACAAAATCAAAAAAGTAGAGAAAAAACAAGAAAAGCAAATGCAGATAGATTAAAAGATTTAGAAGAATTACAAAAAGGAGAAAAGGATGCTTTTTTAGCTACTTTATCAGATCAAGAAAAAGAAGAATATGCAGTAAGCGAAAAATACGCTAAATTATATGTACTTGCAGTTAAATTTGGAGAAGACACTAAACAGTTAAAAGAGTCTGAAGAAATTGAACTTGGAAAAATTAGAAAAAAATATTCAGAACAAGAAGTAAGAGATAAAGAAGAAGCTGATAAAAAAGCAGCAGATAAAATAAAACAACAAACAGATCTTAAAAAATCTTTACAAGAAAAAGAATCTTCTGAACTTTTAGAAACAGTAAAAAATGAATTTGACAAAAGAACACAACAAGCAGAAAAACAAGCTGCAGATCGTTTAACTAAATACGAAGAAGAATTAAATAAAGCTAAAGAACTTTTAGGTTATACCCAAGAAGAAATTAATCGAAAGTTAGCAGAATTTAGAGAGACAAATCAAAAAGCATTAGAGGTAGTAAAAGAACAAATTGCAGATGATAGTGCTGCTAAAAAATTAGATCAGACTCTTAAACTTTTACAAGTTCAAGCAGAAGGTCTAGTACAAGGTACAAAAGCTTATTATGAAAACCGTAAAGCAATTTTAGATGCTTCACTAAATCAAGAACTTTTAAATGCTGAAAAAGAAATTCAAGTCACAGAAGATCTTGAAAAAAGGAAGGAAGCTATCCGTAAAAAGTATGCAGCCCTAAATAAACAATTAAGACAAGAAGAATTTAATGAAGTTTTAGGTTTTATTGTTAAAGGATTTGATGCATTTAAATCTGTCGCAGATGCACAACTAGCAGTTCAAGATGCCAACAAAACTGTAGAATTAGAAAATGCTAAAGCAACTATTAAAGATAAAGAAAAACTTGCTATTGAGCAAGATAAAATAAATGAAAAGTATTTCTATAAACAAAAGGGTGCACAAAAAGCACAAGCCTATATTTCCACATTCCAAGCAGCAGTTTCAGCTTATGCTGCTATGGCTGCTATTCCAGTTGTTGGTCCTGTTCTTGGTGCTATTGCAGCAGCGGCAGCAATTGTTGCTGGTTTAGCAAACGTGAAAAAAATTGATGCAACTACTTACACTAGTACAATTTCAGACACTGGATCTAGCAATGCAAATGCTGGAGTAGGTACTAAATTTGCAAAAGGTGGAGTATTGTCTGGTCCTTCCCATGCACAAGGGGGCATAAAGACTAGATTCGGCGAATTAGAAGGTGGCGAATACGTAGTAAATAAACGTTCTACTCAATCATTTATGCCGCTTTTAAGCGCGATAAATTCAGTTGGTAATAGAAAGTATGCTAATGGTGGTATGATGCCTACAATGGATTCTATTAAGGAATTAATGGCAGCACAGCAAATGCCTATTGTTAAAACTTATGTGGTAGCATCTGAAATGACTAGTCAGCAAGAAGCCAATAAAAAGCTTCAGGATTTGGCAAAAATCTAAAAATCCATACTCATAATATATTAAATAAATCATGGAGAAAAACAAGGAAAAGAGAGTAATTGAACTGGAGTTAATAGATGATGTGGAAGACAGTGGTGTATCTGCAGTAGCATTAGTGCAAGATCCAGCTATTGAAAAATTCTGGGTTTACATGAAGAAACACGCTTTTGTTAAGCCACAATCCGGAGAACGTGAAGACGATTACATTCCTCGTTGTATAGGTGTATTGGTAGGTGACGAAGGTTACGATCAAGATCAAGCTGCTGCTATTTGTTATTCTACTTGGAGAGAGGAACATAAGTCTGTAAAATTAGCAGAATATCCTTGGGACGAGTGCATAGACGATCAACTTGCAAGAGGACTAGATCAAGAATCTGCAGATAAACTTTGCGGATGGATTCGTGCTAATATGAAAACAATGGAATTCGAATCTTATACTGACTACCCAGAAAGTGCTAAAAATGCTGCTAAGCGAGCTTTAGCTTGGGCTGAAAAAAATGGTTGGGGTGATTGCGGTACACCAGTTGGAAAAGCAAGAGCTAACCAATTAGCAAATGGAGAAGCTATTTCAGAAGAAACAATTGCCCGTATGGCAAGTTTTGCTAGACATTTACAGAATAAAGACGTACCATATTCTGAAGGATGTGGGGGTTTAATGGTAGATGCCTGGGGAGGACAAGCAGGAATCGAATGGGCACAAAACAAACTAGAAAGCATTCGCGAAAAAATGAGTTATGACACATCTAGTTTACCTCCTTATGTTGACCAAACCCAAAAAAAGAAACGTAAGTTTAATGAATACGGTTGTCCAGAAGCAACAGTAGATATAGAACTTAATCTGGCTAACCGCCAAGAAGCAATAGAACAAGCAAATTACGGACCGCTTAATCCTAGTGAACCTAATGAAGAATATTGGCAAGCAAAAGCAGATAAGTTTAATACCACTGTTAAGGATGCTAAATCAGCAACTTGCGGAAATTGCGGTTTCTTTGTGCGTACTAAATCTATGTTAGCATGTATTGCAGCTGGAATTGGTGAGGAAGCCCTCGCAGATCCTTACGATGCAATCCAAGCCGGAGAGTTAGGTTATTGCGAAGCATTTGATTTTAAATGTGCAGCTGCTAGAACTTGTGACGCTTGGATAGCTGGCGGACCTATACTAGAAGAAGAATTTTTAGAAAAAAATCCATGCTGGGAAGGATATGAAGCTTATGGTTTAAAAGAAGACGGAACACCAAACTGTGTACCGATTAAGGCAGAGGCATTTGCTGAAAGACCTATAGCAAGAATACCTGAAGAAGAAAGAGGTAAAACTGGATCTGAAAAAAATGAACCAGGAGATACCAAAACAAGCAGAGGTGGTATCGAAGTATCTCAAGAAGTAGAATCTTCACTAAAAGATAAGATCAAAGAACACAACGAAAAGAATCCACAAGATAGCCAAAAAGCTGATCTTGGAATGTTAAAAGCAGTATGGCGTAGAGGAGCGGGTGCTTATTCTGTTGGTACACCAGGCAGAAAAGGCATGACCCGTAGTCAATGGGCAATGGGCAGAGTAAATGCTTTTCTAAAGATCTTATCTGGATCTGCACCATCTGATAAAGACTACACACAAGACAATGATTTGTTACCTAAATCACACCCTAAACATTCTGAGTCTATGAGCAAATTCTCTTTTGCTCTGGAAAAAGACCAGCAAATTGTAGTAGGACCGGTAGCTATTCCTGATATAGAAATCATCAGAAGAGACGAAGAAACTGGTGAAGTTTATTATGTGAAGTTTTCTGAAGCAACCATCCAAAGAATGCAAGAAAAATTCATGAAGGAATTAAGAATTGGGGACACAAACATTGAACATAATGAAAAACAAAATGCAAATTCTTACGTATTTGAAAGTTGGATTGTCGAAGATCCTAAAACTGATAAAGCCAATACAGTTTATAATCTCGCTCTTCCAAAAGGAAGCTGGGCCGTTAAAATGCGAGTCCAAGATCCAGAAATCTGGCAAGGAGTTAAAGAAGGAAAGTTCAAAGGATTCAGTCTTGAAGGCAACTTCATCGACAAAGAAGACTACGAAGACCTCCAAAAAGACAAAACCATGATTGAGCAAGTCATGAAAATATTAGAAAATTAATGGGGTTGGGAAATGTCAATTTGTTTTATTGTCATATACAACCACATAATTCAATCAATAAAATAAAAAAGTAAAATGAATTACAAAAACAAACTTAATCAGATCCGCGTAGTTCTAGGATTACAGATTAAGCTTGCTTCTGAGAAATTGGTTGACGGCAAAACTGTTGTAGAAGCAGAAGAATTTGCACCAGGCATGGACCTTATGGTTGTAGCCGAATCAGGTGAAAAATCTCCAGCTCCAGCAGGTGAGCACGTTACAGAGTCTGGACTTAAAGTTAAAGTTGACGACGCTGGTAAAATCGTTTCTGTAGATAAAGCTGAACCTGAATCTGAAGAAAAAAAGATTGAGATCGAAGTGGAAAAAGCTGCTGAACCAGTTAAAATGGCAGAAGAAGACAAAGGACCAATTGATGGTTCCGAACCAGAAGCTCCAAAGAAAGAAGACGCAGTAGAAGAAAAAATCGCTGAAGTCATGAAAAAAGTAATGGCTGCAATGGAGCCAATGCTACAAGAAATGGCAGATATGAAATCTAAAATTGCTAAAATGGAAGAGCAATACAGCAAGTTTGCGAAAGCACCTGCTACTGGTAAAATTTCCACATTGAACACTCAAGCCGAAAAAGCGGAGCCAACAGATATTATTGAAAGATTCAAACAAATTAAATCGAATCTTAGATAATAAAAAATAATAAAATTAATAAACTATGTCATTTAACGTCGCAGGTTTACAACCATATACGGACCAATTGAGTACAGACCTCATCATCCGTGCAATACTTAAACCACAATCAGTACAAAACCTTACAATAAAGCCAAATTTAACTGCTGGCACCACTTCAATTAATATTCTTGGTGCAACAGTAGATGTTCAAGATTACAATTGCGGATTTACTGGAGGTCAAACAAACGGTAACACAACCGTATTTACACAACAGTCTTTAGTGGTCGCTACGAAGTCCTTGAAGGAAATAATGTGTGTCGAAAATTTAAGGGACTACTGGATCTCAAGTGTTATGAGCGCTTCTGCTTATGCAAATGAAACACCAGTTTTCGAACAGCAAATCGCTGATTTAAAAGTAAGAGAAATTAATAAGTACGTGGAGACCACACTGTGGGCTGGAGACGGAGTATCACTTGATGGCCTTATCGATCAAACTTCAGTAGCTTCTGGTGCTATCGATGGTACTTCTTTTGCTTCTGATTTCGCTTCAGCAACTTCTGCTTATGATGGTTTCTGGGGAATGGTAGATACTTTAGCTGCTGCAAATCCTGCAGTACTACAAGAAGATGATCTAATCATGTATGTTTCTTACGCAACATATTCTAAATTAGTTCAAGGTTTACAAGCTAAAGGAAACTCTATCCTACTTCAGTATCCAAACATCAGCAACGTATCTGGATCTCCTGAGAATTCATTCATCTTCCCGGGCACAAACATTAAAGTATTTGCTGCACCAGGAATTTCTGATCTAGGTTCTCCAGCGGTACCAACTGTAATTCTTGGTCCTAAGAAGTATGCATTCTTTGGAACTGGTCTTAACAACGATCAAGATAAGTTCAGATTCTACTACGATCCATCTGAAGATAACATTAAGTTCTTAGCAGCATGGAGAATGGGAACTGCAGCACTTGCTAACCAGTTCATTTCAACTGTAGCTTAATTTAATCAATACAGAGTGTGACTTCGGTCACACTCTTACTAATAAAAAAATATAATACTTCATATGGCTTGTAACTTAACATACGGACTAGCTCTAGATTGCATCGATAGTATCGGTGGTGTAGCAGGTTCGATTTATATTAGTTCAGATGCTGACTTGGGTACGCTAACTTTGAGTAGCGCAACCGGAAGTGTTTCATTAGTAACAGGTGCCACAGGCGAAACAGGAACTTTCTATGAGTTCGAAGTTGCCAAAAACGTAGCATCTTTTACAGAGACTTTCAATATCTCTAATGAAAATGGAACTGCTTTCTTCGAGCAAGCATTATCATTGAACTTACAAAAAATGGAAGCAAATAAGAGAAATGAAATTCTTTTAATTGCTCGCAACAGAAATTTAAAAGTTATCTTCGAAGATAACAATGGAAAATATTGGTTAATGGGTTATTCCAGAGGTGCAGTAGTATCAGCAGGTACTTCAGTAACTGGAACAGCAGTAGGTGATCTTAACGGTTACACACTAACATTAACTGCTCAAGAGCCAGCAATGGCTTACGAAGTGCAAGGACCAATTGCCACAACATTTGGTAGTTGCACATTCACAGCAGCTCCCTAATTTTCCGTGAGGGCTCCTCATTGAATTTCTATAAACCATGTTGTGCGCACAACAGAGTTTAAAAGATCAGAATTATTCTGGTCTTTTTTTATGTCATTTTTCAGAGAATACATACTCATTAATACTAAACAATTATTATGTCAGGAACATTAAAATTAGGAGCAACAGGAGGTCAAGTACTTTTCTCGACAAGTGGCACATCTGGGCTTGGAACACCAGCGACTGGCTATGGATCACTTTATTATGGAACTGACAAGCAGTTGCGTTTAATGGATGATTCAGGTGCAATCACTGTTTTAAGTGCAGGAGGAACTTCAGGAACTGGAGGATCTGGAACATCAGGAAGTAGCGGAACATCAGGTTCAGGAAGTCCAGGATCTAGCGGAAGTAGCGGTTCTTCGGGTTCTTCAGGAAGTGCAGGAAGTTCAGGAAGTTCAGGTTCTTCAGGAACCTCAGGAACCTCAGGAACCTCAGGAAGTGCAGGAACGTCAGGTTCTTCAGGAGCAGGTTTAACTTATGGTGCTGGAAACGTAACATCTAACTTAGCAGGCTCAGTTAATGGATCTGCTTTAAGTAACAACACAACTGGAGCTTTTAATGCAGCTTATGGTTTAGCTAGTTTAGGTTCTAACACAATTGGTACTCGTAATACAGCTTATGGTTATGTTACTTTAGCTGTTAATACCACAGGAAGCAATAATACGGCAATAGGAACTGAAGCATTATATGTTAATGCAACAGGAAGTAATAATACAGGTGTAGGAAATTTTGCATTATACGGTAATTCAACAGGAAGTAATAATACAGCAATAGGAAGTAATGCACTGAAATCCCAATCTCTTTCTATATCAAATACAGCTGTAGGAGCAAATTCAATGGGTGCAGGTTTTGGAAACTATAATGTTGCATTAGGAGATTCAACTTTATCAGCTACTGGTGGAGGAAATTACAATACAGCAATAGGTACTTATGCTTTAAGAGTTGCTACTAGTGCAGATAATAATGTTGCTGTTGGATATAATGCATTACAGGCTACAACTATTGGAGATAATAATGTTGCTATTGGTCATAGTTCAATGTCTGCAAATACTACAGGAAGTAATAACACAGCAGTTGGATTTGAAACTTTAAAAAGTATTACGGGTGCTACGGGCAACTCTGCTTTTGGATATCAAGCATTAGAATTTAACACATTAGGATTTCAAAATACTGCAGTCGGAAATCTTGCAATGACTACTAATACTATAGGAGATTATTGCACAGCAGTAGGTTCTTTAGCTTTACAAGCAAATACTACAGGAGATAGTAATACAGCTGTTGGTTATAATTCATTAGGAGCTAATACCACAGGAAGATATAACACAGCAGTTGGTTATAATTCATTAGTTGCTAATACCACTGCAGATGAAAATACATCTATTGGTTATGGTGCAGGAAGTGGTGTTACAACAGGAACTGATAATATTCTAATTGGATTTAATGCAGGATCTGCTATTACTACAGAAAATAGTAATATTATCATCGGGGTAACAGGGGGAGCTCCTACTGGTAATGATAGAATTATACTCTATGCTTCTGCTCTTACGAATCTTAATATAAGTAGTGCTGCAATTGTTACAGCAACTACTACAGATTCTAATCGTTATCTTCCGATTGTAATTGGCGGTACCACATACAAATTATTACTAAGTACATAATGATAAATTTAAGTGTAGGAGCGGTTAACGAGTTTGCAATTTATGCTGATACTATTGATAATTCAGTACAGCAGTTTGGTGATTATTTTTTGATTGGATTTAAGAGTACTTATACCAATCATTGGACTTATGTTATTCCTACAACCATAAAGCGTAACTCTAGATTTGTACAATTCAATTTAGATGTTGTAGAACAAGGTACTCCTGACGATCCGTTTGATGGTATACTTTCTATTTTTCCGCCAGGTAATTATTCTTACAAGTGTTGGAATTTAGATACAGCTACTTTAGATCCTAGTGAAGGTATTTTAATCGACGAAGGTCAGATGATAATGGCAAGTTATTCTCCACCTGAAGTTTTCTTTACTAGTTACATTTCAGATAATGAGACTTTCCAAAACATAATTTACTATTCAGGAGTTCTTAATAGTTGTTTTATTAACTATGCTAACTCCCCATATATAATCGAAGTTCCTACAACCAATGTTTGTCAACCTCTAACTATTGAAGAAGACGGATTCTTATTGATTGAAGAAGGAATACAATTTACATTAAATTAATTATAAGCAATGAGCGGAAAATTAAAAATACAAGGCGAAGGCGAAATCCTTTTCGGACAGAACAACACAGATCCAGCACCACCAGATTTTGGTTATGTGAGTTTATATTCCCAAGGGGGAGTGTTAAAAGCACAAGACCACGAAGGAACAATTGTTATCTTCGGAAGTTCTGGTACAGCAGGCACCTCGGGTACTTCAGGAACTCGTGGTAGCTCAGGATCTTCAGGTAGCTCAGGATCTTCAGGTAGCTCTGGTTCATCAGGAGCGAACGGATCATCAGGTAGCTCTGGTTCTTCAGGAGCCAACGGTTCATCCGGTAGCTCAGGATCGTCTGGTAGTACAGGTTCCTCGGGCTCTTCAGGTAGCTCTGGTTCCTCTGGTTCTTCAGGAGCGAACGGTTCATCAGGCACCTCCGGGCAGAACGGGTCATCCGGCACCTCAGGACAGGACGGTTCATCCGGTTCTTCAGGAGCTAACGGGTCATCTGGTAGTTCTGGACAGTCTGGTTCTTCTGGTAGTTCTGGTTCTTCTGGGGCGAACGGTTCATCAGGCACTTCAGGCATGGACGGTTCTTCAGGTTCGTCTGGTCAATCTGGTTCTTCAGGTTCGTCTGGTGAATCTGGTTCTTCAGGATCGTCTGGTTCTTCAGGTTCTTCAGGTGTGAGTGCGACTATTAATAACAACGTTTCTGGTTATGTAATTACTGGTAGTGGTACATCAGGGGTTATTAATGGACAAGCCAACTTTACTTATGATGGACAAATCATTACTGTTAATGGTGTAGAAATAGGTAAGCAAAATAACATTTACCGTACCACAGCAGTAGGAGCTTCCGCTTTAACTTCTGCGAGTTTATCCGGACAAGAAAATACAGCAGTAGGAGAATTAGCTTTAAGTTCTTTAACTTCTGGAGCATACAATACTGGACTTGGAGTAGCAACAGCTTATAATGCAACTTCAGCATCTAACAACGTTTTTGTCGGTTGGGTAGCTGGATCTGGAATAAGTACAGGTAGTCAAAACGTAGTAGTTGGAGTAGATACAGGTTCTTTAAATAACTATAGTAATTCTACTTTAGTAGGGTATAGAGCAGGTAGAACAAACCAAGCATCAAATATTACTGCATTTGGTTGGCAAGCTTTAACATCCAACACTACTGGAACTTCAAATACAGCTGTAGGTTATCAAGCTGCAAATTCTACAACTATTGGTACCAATAACTTAGCAATAGGAGAATCCGCTTTATTTACTAACACTACCGGAGCAAGAAATACTGCTTTAGGTAATAATGCTCTATATGCTAACACAACAAATAACAATCTTGCAATAGGATTTAATGCTTTATTTTCAAACACCACAGGTGCTCAAAACTTTGCTATTGGTGCTTCTGCAGCTTACACCAACACTACAGGTAGTGGTAACACGGCTTTAGGAAACTTAGCATTACAAAATAACACTTTTGGTAGTGCTAACCTTGCTATTGGTGCTCAAGCATTACAATCTAACACTACAGGTGCTCAAAATATAGGAATTGGTGCTTCAGCATTATTTACTAACACAACAGGTTCTCAAAACGTAGGAATTGGTTCAGTAATGGCTCAAAGCACTTTAATTAATCAAGCAGTTGCTATTGGAAACCAAGCAGCAGGTAGGCTAGGAGGAACTGGTTCAGTAGCTATTGGTTATCAAGCAATAGGAGCAACTGCTGGACAGAATAATATTGTTGGTGGTGTTGCTATTGGTTATCAAGCAGTTTCTGCTAACACAGCAAGTCTTGGTTCTGGATTTACGGCAGTTGGTTATCAGGCATTAAAATCAATGACCGGTGGTAACAACAATACTGCTTTCGGTTATTTAGCTTTAACCACTAACACTACTGGTGCTAATAACATCGGAGTAGGTTACGGAGCAGGAGATAATATCACTAATGGTTCTGGTAACATTCAATTAGGTAACTACTCTTCTGCAACTGGAGGTATTACTACTGGTAACTTTAACGTCATCATCGGTAATGAGGTAGATCAGTTTTCTAATCCTACCACATTTAGTGCCACTGGTAGTAATCAGATTTATCTTGCAGACGGTCAAGGTAACTTAAGAATGAAATTTGATGGTGCAACAGCAGGTTATGTTTACAATCCGTTTATCCTTAAAAATGATACCACCGCAAACATTCTAGCAATTACTTCTCCAGTAGAAGGTATGATGATGTACTCAACAACAGATCATGTCATAGCATTTTATGACGGAACAGCATGGAAGAAAGTATCGCATTCAGCATTATAATAAAATAAACACAAATGGAATATACTAAAAGATCAGACGTAGACATTACATTCGATTCTGTTAATGATATTAACGGAATCATTGATGGTACTTTATTTGAAAATGAAACAGTGGAGAATAAAAAAGATCATGTGAAAAGAAACGTCGGACATTTAGAAATAGTGAAAGGTGGATCTTATGTAGATCTAAGTCATTTTTCTGCAGCACACCTTGCAGAAATAGATGAAGCAATCTCCAAAGGAAATTCATATATTTCTTCACTATAATACATACAGTATAAAATAAAAATTATGTCAGAACAAAACGCAGAAAACAAAAACAAGTTATTCTATCGCTTTGATAAGATCTTTGATCCGAGTGTACCAACAGCACTAGAATCAAAAGGTCCAGAAGGCAAATGGATAAACTATGGGATTGACAATCTGTATCCACAATTTGTGACTGAACTTTACTCCAAATCAGCAATCAATCGTACTGCTTTATTAAGTAAGAAGATTGCAGTTACGGGTAATGGTTTAGTGCCATCCGATCCTAGCGAATTGGGATTATTAGAACAAGCAAATCCAGAAGAATCATGGAATGAACTGTGGCCTAATATTGTAGGCGACTACGAAATCTATAATGGATTTTGTTTAAATATAGTATGGTCAAATGATGCAACAAGAATTGCAGCCATCTATCACGTAGACTTTAACAAAGTTAGATCTGGTGCCATTGATAAAGACACAGATCGTGTAGAATATTATTGGGTAAGTTCAGATTGGTCTCGCTTTAAGAAACCAGAATACAAGCCCAGAGCGTATCATAGATACGATCCTAATGCTGCTAAGGAATTTCCTTCGCAGTTACTTTATTTTTTCGAACACGAGCCTTCGCAAGTGCATTATCCCCTCCCTAGTTATTCGGGTGGAATGACGGACATTTCCGTGGATATTGAAGTCAGTTCTTACCATCTTAGTCATCTTAAGCAGGGACTAACTCCAAGTATGATTATTAATATGAACCAGGGCGATCCTGGTGACATACAACGTCAACAAATCTATGAAGAAATTGCATCATCGTTTTCTGGAACTCAGAACGCCGGTAAATTTTTTCTATCTTTCAATCAATCGAAAGACACACAAACAGAAGTCCAAACAATTCAACCAGTTGGAGATGATTACTACATACAATTGGAACAAAGAATTACTACACGTATTCTTTCTGCCCATCGCATTACATCACCTAAGATTACAGGTATTTACGAATTAGCAGGTGGTGGAGGAATTAAGAATTCCACGAAGGACGAACTGCTTATTGAATATGAGCTGTTTAAAAACATGGTAGTTATTCCAGACACTCGTACTTTACTAAAACCAGTTAACAGACTTTGGAAGTTAATGGGAGGTAAATCAACATTATCTGTGGAACCAATTTCATTATTCCCAGGCGTTGCAGATCCAACCACAGCTCCAGACATAGTAGAAAACGCACCGGTAGAACAAGGAGTTGTTACACCGATTTAATATATTTTAACAACATGCCACTAAATGAGGTACTTTTAATTAGCGAAGAAAAACTTAAGGCGTTCACAACACTTAATGAAAATCTTTCGCCCCAAATTCTAATTCCGTATGTGTTGCAAAGTCAAGACACTTATCTAGTAAACTGGATTGGTTCTTCTTTTTATAAACAACTTAAAGATCAAGTACGCACTAACACTGTGACAGTTCCTAATGCTTACATACTTGATGAATATATTGGTCCCATGTTAGTGCAATATGCACTAGGTATGGCTATCCCATTTATCAAGTATCGATTTGTCAATAAAGGGATCTTAAGTCCTAAATCTGAAACTGCAGACTCTGTGGAATTAGAAGAGGTAAAATACTTAGTGGCAGAAGTTAAGAACAGCGCACAACAGTACGCGTTTTTATTACAAAGATATTTGTATTTCCATTCCCAAGATTATCCGCTTTGGAATGCTGCACTGGCCCAAGACGGTGTGATTCCAGATAAGGGCAGTACCTTTAGCGCAGGTTTAGTTACAAATCATTTTCCTTATGCTTTCAGAAAGAGACTAGCAGAACGTGCAAGTCGTGGACAATATGGTTATTCTTTGGATGGTTCTATCCTTGGACAACCTGGACAGTACTGCGACTTCCCCTGGTGGCTTTGGGGATAATCGGTTTTGGTGAAGGCTCCCCGATAAAAAATTTCTATGAAAACACAACCTAAAAAACAGATAGTTAAACTTTCCAAAGGTTATAAAAAGACAGAAGACAACGCCGAGAAGTTGAAGAAATTTCTGCAGGAGAAACAAAAGAAAACTTCTTAACTATAATCCATGTAGTCATCTGAAGCCTACAAGGATAACAACTAGTAAAAGAATTCCAAATGAAAGTTTGGAATTTTTTTGTGTGTAAGGACTATAACTATTCAATTAACTCCATCATATACTTCCATAAAAATTCCGGTCTTAGGATCGGAATTTTTTGTGTTAGACGGATATAATATATGTTTCAATTCTTGGGACAAATATGTTTTTATTCTTTTCAATCCCGGTGTATCTTACATCGGGATTTTTTTGAAACCATCTAAAGATATATACTATAGAATGAAAATAAACTCATATGAAACAACCCGAACAATGGAAACCCATGACCGAGTTAGATGGCATCTACCACATTTCTAATTATGGTCGCCTCAAAAGTTTTAAGGTAGATTCTTACGAAGGTAAGATTATTAAACCCAAGATCACAAAAAACGGATATCATTTGTACGTTATTAGACACAACGGACAATGGGTTTCTTTCTACGCCCATCGCAAAGTAGGAGAGTACTACATTCCTAATCCAGACAATCTACCCGAGATCGATCACATTAAAAATGATCGCAGTTTAAATTACGCTTGGGAGTTACAGTGGATGGATCACATAAACAATGTGCGGAAGGATCAGGCTTTTAAAATCCAATGCTCGCATCCTGTCTTAGGTATTCACATTGCTGATAGTAGTAGACATGCTGCTAAGATTGCTTCTTGCACCAGAGGTAATGTCCAATATCATTTAAAGTACGGTACCGCCACAAAAGTTGGCTGGAGTTTTAAAATAATCAAATAACTATGGAACAAGAACAATGGAAACAAATCAAAGACTATCCTGCCTACGAAATCTCAAATCTCGGTAACGTCAGAAAATCTTTAAAAGGTGGAGGTTATAAATCAATCGCCAGTAATCCAGCCCCTTATTATTTAATGTTTAGTACTTGGATCAACGGAATTCTGCAACGTCGATATGTGCATCGCGAAGTCTTAAAAGCTTTTGCACCTAGTGAAGATCCCACTCTAACCCATGTGTGTTTTAAGAACGGAGATCATACAGATACCCGTTTGGAAAATTTGTATTGGAGTTCCCAAGCTCGTCGCATGGTACGTCGATTCCATGAAAATGGTTATGAGCGTGGAGAGAATCATTTTGCTGCCAAACTCTCTGAACAAGATGTTAGAGATATTCGTCAGGCTTGGCAAGAAGGTGCATCCTCCCAATCAGCTTTGGCTAGAAAATATGGAATGCACCCTAGCACAATCAATAACATTATTGCAGGACGTTATTGGTCACACTTAGAATTTTAGAATAAGAATAAAAACATATGGAAGACAAGGAAAACAAATCATTTTGGTGTATTATAACAGCACCCGTTCTTTATAGTAAAGAACTATCGGACAAATCTAAAATACTCTTCGGAGTTATTAGTAACTTGACCAAACAAAAAGGTTATTGTTATGCACATAACTCTACATTGGCAGAAGAACTTGGTTGGAGTGAACGTACAATACAATACTCGATTAAAGAATTAGAAGATTGTGGTTTTATTTCTAGAGAAATTGAATTCATAGACAAGCAAGTTAGCGGACGTAAAATTTATGTCCTCCCCGTGAAGCAAACTTCACCAGGGCCCGGAAGCATGCTTCATGGGGGACATGAAGCAGCCTGCACCCATAATATAGTAACTAATGAAGTAAATAAATTATTAATTAATAACAAATCCCGCAAACGTACTCCTAAAAAGATCGATCCACAACATAAAGAAGCAAGTGCAACTTACGAATTAGAATCACTAGCAAGATGGAATGAGTTAACTAGATTATGGTTTACTGGAGAAAATCCTCACGGACTAAAAGGAACTTATCGAAAATATTTCTTAGATTTAGGAACCGAAGGTCAAGAATCTCTTTTAAATATAATTAGATCTTTTGGGGATGACACCAGATATCTGTTTAATGTTTGGATTGGTATGACCTTTAAACAAGATTGTATGAATAAAGAATTTTTACAAGATGCAATTGAAAATGCCAAAGAAATAGAAAAGAGAAAAACACCTACTAAAACAGGTCAATATAAAAAACCATCCTTCTTTGGAAATGAATAAAAACAAAAACATGAAACCAGTACAAATTAAAAAAGTTGATTTACCTCTAATAGCAGATCCTGCTAATTGGAATTTATTTGGATTAGATCAGTCCAAAGGATTAGGCATCATAGGTAATATTGGAGTTGGTAAGACTTTAACCATGGGCAAATTGCTAGATAATTTATTCTTTCGCCCTTTAATGAATAAAGTTTATACTGGAATGCGCATCTCACAAATGATCTTAAAACCAGGTTGGGAAAAGACTTATGAAAATTACAATAGTGTTAAACACACTTATTTGTTTATAGATGATCTTGCTGCTAAGGGCAAGACCGTATTTTTTAATAATACAAACCCAGCTGCTGATTTATTAAACTTAAGATATAATCTATGGCAAATGATAGACGAAAAAAAATTGGTGCCATGGGATGTATCTGCAAGTTTTAACTACTTTACTTGTAATTATGATTTAGAAACATTAGCCCAAGAATTAGGTCCAGACACGGTGGATCGTTTACATCAGATGTGTAATTTTGTTTATGTGGGTGGAACTAGTTATCGTTCAAACAATTTAAATGGAAAGATTAATGGAGTTATCTAAGATCCTTCAAGAACAGGCAGATCAACTCAGGCAAGAAAGTATTCTAAACGCTTTTGCCCGAAAACATCCCCCGAGAATTAAGCCGAAGAAAAAGAAGTCCCGCGATCTCATCGCTGAGGCAGAATATGAAATTCTAAATGGAAGAAAGCTCACAACAAAATCTCCTAATCTGGAAGGCTAATAAAGCCCGCGTAGTTCGCGTTTATAACTTGTATAAACAAGCGCTAGAGCACGACCCTAATATTAGTATGCATTTATGGTTTCGTGAAAGTTTTGAGCACCTAATGAGGTTATACAACAATCATAAAGACGCATCCTGGATCGTGTTTAACTATTCAGATCGGGTGTTTATTAATGACGCGGAATATCGCATTAATGATTGGGTGATCTATCAGATGGAAAACAACTAATCTGAACTTCTACCTAGGCGAATGACTTTTTCCATTTCCATTTTGTTCTTACGCTCTTGATAGCGATTCCGATAATAGGTCTTGCGATCCCGTATTCCATGTTCAATAATCGGTGGAGGTGGAGTGACAGGTATTTCGTTCCAGGTCGTTTCAGGAACACGAATGCGATAAGCAGTAGTCGAGAATCGATTGTCCTTATCTAGATTGAAACGTTGGAACTCGATCAGACCCAATTCATGCATGGTTTCTAAAATGGAAGTGGGATTATGAGTTTTGGTCGGCATACACGCAGCAATGGCTTGAAAGAAGTCTTGCTTTGTACAGTTAATCCAACCATCGTCATCTGTTTCGAATTCATTACACAGACACCAGAAACAGAGATAGTGTCTGGCTTTCATGGGCACCAACCGATAGAACGCGGCGGGGAAAGGTTTTTTTGCATGAGGTTTAGCCATGGAATATATACTCGAGAATACAAACAGACAATTTGACCGTAACAGATTGGACTAACAACCATTACAAACTTCTTGGCGACGCAATATATAGAATTACCAGTGGCGATTCCCTATCGGAAGAGTTGCTTCATTATACATTAACCGCCTTCTTGGATCGTCCAGACACCCAACAGATTGTCGACACCGGAGGCGGTTTTTTTTTCTGCCTGAGGATAGCCACTAACTCGTGGAAGAGTACCACTTCCCCTTTCTATCGTTTACATCGAGATCCCAATACACGTCAAGAACTGCAGACAGGACATCAAGAATTGCCCGATCAAGAACCTTATGAGGAACCTGAACTGTTCCAAATCCCCGATATTCACACCCGGATAGATACAGAGTTGGCCAAATTAAGTTGGTACGAACGTGAACTAGCTAAGGCTTATGCAGAACACAACTGTAATGCTAACCTGCTCAGTCGAGTAACAAAAATACCTCGCACGTCTATAAACTTAACCCTATCCCGAATACGCAACCACGTTAAAACAAACATTGACCATGAGTAAAGGAGCTACACCCGTCTATTTTCAATTCGAAGGACATCCAGAAGTCATCCAATCCCATAACTGGAGATTAGAGATAGATGTTAATATGCATCGCAATCGTTTAGGACTACCCTTCTGGACCAAATATAAAACAATCTCTAATGATGAACGAGATCCCAACCCTGACCAAGATCTTACAATTGCTACCCTTAGCAGCAATGTGTGCGATTCTAGTGAGCCAACCCCTCTACCTAAAACTACTAAAAAGAATAGGTCTCGAAAGAAAGCCGATGAACTGTCCACTGTGTCTAACATTCTGGACAACTTCCTGCGTAATGGTAACTTGCCTGAATCCCTCACTGCTGGATTTGAGTATACCATTCCTCCTAGCGTGGATCTCGGAGATAATGTACAAGAAAATGAATGAGTATTAACATGCAAAAAGAACCCGGATTAACCACAGAGGTCTTCGCAGCTATCCAAGAAGCCTTACCTCTATTAGAAAAACCTCGCCAAGTCTTCCAAGTCCATGAGATGAGCCAGATCTATAAGATCTTCAATCTGTACACTGGCCAGAACCGACAAGATGGAGGCTGTGGTGCTTGCCGCACAAATGTAGTGAACAAAGTGCGCAAGATCTATGAAGAATATAAAAAGTCTCTATGAGTTTTCAAGTCATAACTAATCTGACGCCAAAAGAAAAGGCTAGGAAGAGTGAAGAAGCCAAAAAATGGTTACAGGAACAAGGAGAGTTACCCGATTTAAACGTCTTGCGTAACATTCTAATAGAAGCTCGTAGCCTAACGCAATCGCTAACTAATGGTTTACATGAGCAAGAACAAAACGGCTTAGCAGCAGCCAAATTAGCAGCCCATATTGAAGAATTAATCCAAACTATCAAGTAATGACAGTCCAAGAACAAATCCAAGCAGACTTACCCCAAAAGCCCATAGCAATTCTGGATCCAACTCAATTGCCAGCCGGAGCATCAGCGTTAACCTCAACAGGTCGTACGTTCACTAAAGCAGCTCAACAATTGCAGACCTTACAAGCTAGACGCAAACAAGTCCTAGCCCAATATCAAGAGAAGCAAAAGGAATTGGCACCGATAGTAGAAGAACTTTGGAGAATAC